TAGCTGTAGGGTTGTCAAATGTGAATGTGTTAGCTGAAGTGTCTACTGTAGCTGTGACAGAGTTGCCTAGCGTTAGGTCAATGCTTTGTGTGCCGCCACCAGTTGAGCCAATAGCATTAGTGACTTCGCCGTAGTCTAGTAGGTTAGCTCTTTGCAGGATGTTGTCTGCAAAGTTTTGAGTTGCTGTAAATGTCTGTGCTACGTCTAACTTAGCTGTATCTGCGTCATAGGCTTGTACGTCTGTGCCTACTTCTAAACCTAAATCAGCTCTAGCTTCAGCGTAGCTCCTACCCTCTATTGTATTGCCGTCTGTGAAGCGTACAAAGTCGTTAGTTACTGGCGTACCTGATAATGTTAGCGCGCCTATATCTACTACTGTAGCGTCTACGTAAGCTTTAATAGACTGCTGCGTGGCTAACGCTGTAGCGCTATTGCTACCCATAGCGTCTTCGTCTAAAACTGCTGTAACTGTAGCGCCACTAGCTAATACAAAAGAGCCACCAGTAATCAAACCAGAAGCTGTAGCATTAGCTACGCTTACGTTACCTGTGGTTGTTAGGTTCTCGTTACCAAAGCTAATAGCCCCGCTAGAGTCTGTGATGCTGCCGCTAGTAGCTGTTAACGTACCACTAGTTAAATCGTCTGTCCACACCTTAGCCCACCGTACACTGGTAGAGCCTAAGCTGTCTGTTGAATCTGTGTCAGACACAATGTTGCCGCCTACTGTAACTACACCTGATGTAGTCAAAGCAGCTAAGTTTACTGTGCCTGTGAATGTGGGGTTAGCTAGATCAGACTTTGATGCTATAGCTGTAGATATGTTATCATATTCTGTATCGAACAAGCTGCCTAGTATCTTCTTAGCTGCGTTGCCAGAAGGTAGACTGTCCTTTGCTGTGAAGTTTGTAGTCTTTGAGTAATTAGCCATGTCTATTCCTAGTACGTTATAAAAGCTCCCCTGACCCGTTAGAGCCAGAGGAGGTATTAACTAGCTAGACTTTAGCTATTAACAGCTATTGAAACACCAGCTTCTTTCTGCATCTCATGGACGCCATAGATAGTATCAGCTGTAAACAAATCAGACAACCATTCCTGCTTGTACTGAGTCTGTGAACGAACATCTAACTGTGTAACCAGTACGATAGCATCTGTATGCGCCATCAAACTAGATACGACACGGCCACCAGCTGTGTTCTCTGCGGCTGATTCCATCTCTGGGCAGTTGTTAGTCATATACACCTTAGTTCCGTATATGTCACCGAACATGCCGTTAGTTACAGGACGACCATCTACATAGTCAGCACTGACGAAGTCAGCAATGCCTAACATAGTTGCCTTAACTGAAGGCGGTATGATCCAGAACCGATCAGACATAGGTACGTCATTGTCGTCTAGCTCTTTAATCATAGCCAAGATCACAGCCTTAGTGATTACATCGGCTGCAACAACTGTATCCGCAGCGTAGGCTGTCAAGCCTGAAGATGCGTCTGCATAGAAAGAGTTACTATGAACCCAATCCGAACCTGCACCGTTATCATCACCTAGATACTTAGCACGTTCTAGAATAGACGTATCCACCTGCTTAGCTAGCGCGTAACCAGCATCGGCAGTGTAGAACTGACGTAGACTATCTTGTGCTTGAATCTTTGTAATATCCTCAATTTGACGAGAGTATTCAAAGTGCTGATCAATCAAGATAGCAATATCACCCTCAGTCTCCTGCTGGATAGTGACTGCTGTGTTAGCAGCCTTCGCTGTTGCTACGCCACGGATAGGAGAAGGCACATGAATCGTGTCTCCTTTCTTACCAGTCATGCTCATAGCACGAACTAGTGGTGCAGCTACTAGGTTATTTTCATACTCGACCTGAATCTCATCAGACCAAATCTCAGGGATAAATGTTGCAGCTGATGTATTATCAACTGTACCGCCCTGTGCTGGATATACGCTTGTAGTCATGTTTACTTTTCCTTGTACTTACATTTAAGTTATCAGCGCATTGATCCTACTACTGTACTCTGCCTTCAGTATACGCCTTACGTATCTGGGGTAACATTTCCTTATAGCGTCTCGGATCATCACGTTGTAGTTTTCGGATGTCGGCTCGATAGATTACCTTGCCAGTGCGTGAACTCCCACCACCACCTGTAACGCTTCCTGTATTAGCTGTGCTTACGTTACTTGTAGTTGCTTGCGTCTTCGTAGGCTGAGAGGCTGTTTTAGAAGCCTTTATCTCTTTGTAGTCTGACAATAAAGCATCACCTGCATCTACGTCATAGGTTTTGTCTGCCTTTAACAATTCTGCTTTACGGTGTTTAGACTTGTTGATCCATTCCATGAATTCAGGCTCAGCAAATATCTTGTCTACATCTGGGTGTAACTCTAAGAGCGTTGCTTGTCTGTTCTTCCTGTCTTGGTTCTCTGAGTCTTCTTTAGCTTTAAGTAAAGCTGGGTGCTTGTCTACTACAGCTTTCATAGCTGCTTCAGGGTCCGCGAAGAAATCTACGCTTTCCGCTGAATCACCTTCTGGGTTACCATCAGGCTTTGTTGCTGGTTGATGAAGATTCGCTTCTATAAGTTTATCGACTGCACTTCGTAGTTCGCCTACTTCACTACCTTGTCGTCCGATCAAAAACTCAGCTTGTTGGTGCATCTGCACTAACTCAGCCATTGTCTTGTTCTGGTACTTCTCAGGTACGACCTCTTGCTTCGGTGTTTCTTCAGCAGCGTTAGGTGTGGACTCCTCAGTCCCATCTGCCGACAACGAATCAATACTGTCCGTAGGTTTATCCTCTTCCGCGTCTTCGCTCTTTATATAATCTTCAATTTTAGCCATCTTAAAACTCCGTGTCTGCTGACATTATGGAGAAGCTATACTAAAAAGGAGAGCCATGATTGGCTTTATTCCTCTCTTCACGCGCTATCTTCTTATCCCTACCCTTCAACCATTTGTCTGTTGCACCTGGGAAATCCCCTGATACTACGTCTAAAGAGCAAGCGACAGCGCCTATCTGTTTAGTAGCTACTTCCGTACATTGTGGGCAAAGTGTTTCCCCTTCATCGTTGTCAAGCCATACTTCGTTGACATGTCCTGTTGGGCACTTCACATCATAGATTTTACGCATCTGGGTCAGTGGACTCAGGGGTTAACATATCTGCGCGTATTTGTGCTTCCGTAGCTGTAATCAGATTCTCATAATTGAGTATTCCGCTTAGCGTATCTACTTGGCCTTGTCGTATTCCTAGCTGCTGTTCACCTACAATACCGCTAAGACTGTTAACGGCATCTAAGTTCTGTTGCATATCTTGGAGATACATAGCCCATGCTTCTGTGCTAAACATTTCACCGATAGTCTCGATACGAGTTAGTTCGTCCTGGGGGTTATAGCTCATTAAGCTGCCACCTTTGCCTTAGTTGTCTTTGGTACAGGCTCCTTAGCCTCCTTCAAGTCTCTAACTTCCTGCTTCAACTCTTCAATGTTTTCTGTTAAGAAATCAAATCGGCTATTGACTTGTTGAACAACGTTGGCTAACTCTGTCTTACTAATCATACTGTATTCCTTCGCGCCCGTTAGGGTTATGCGGGTTGGTTGGTTGTGGCTTTCGCCGCGTCTATGTCTTGCTTGCGATCTTGCTGCAATAGCTTGACTACTTCTACTCTCTGTCTGAAGTTCTTTTCATCTTGGTCTCCATCGGATAAGTTGTTGGAGATTGCTAAGATTCGTTTGTTCTGCAACTCTACTGGTATTGCTTTAGTCTCAGCATCGTACTTAATAGCACGAGCCCGTGACTCAGCAGCTTGCCCCTCTAAGGCGTTAGCCTGTCCCTGTTGTACTGCTAAGGCTACTGCTTGCGCCTGCTGAGCGGCTTCCTGAGCCTCTGGGCTGACCTCTCTAGACTGCTTCAATAGGTCGACTACTTCTTCTCTGTTAGCTACGTTCATATTAGCTACGATGGACTCTATCAGCACTGGGTAGGCTGCGTTATCAGGACTCATTGTCTGTAACAATTGGATAAGCTGGCTAACTTCGTACTCACGAGCCATAGTACCTAGACTAGAAGAGACGTTAAACTTAAAGTCACTAGCTGGGTAGTTGTCTGGGTCGTACTGCATGTACCGATAAGCTGTACGCTCTATCAATGGAATAAGGAAGTCGTCTTGGAAGTTGTTTAGTGTACGCTTGTGGCGCTTGATGATAGCACCTAGAGACATACTAGTACCTGCTGCTGTACCATTGTCGTTGATAGAGCCTGCAACACCTGTTGTGTCTACAGCGCCCGTAGCCATCTGTAACATCCTACCTAATGACTCAGCTTGTGCGAATGTTATCTGACTAACCTGCCCAAAGTTGAAAGGCATTAACGCATCTTTAGGATTGCCGTTAGTAATCACTGTCCTGCCTGGCGTTACTTTAGGATTCATGCCGCGAGGCATCTTAGTACCGTCCACACCCATCATAGGATGTGCTGTGAGAGCTAATGCATCGTTACGGGCACGTAGTTCACTGTCTAATGCCTTCTGTATGCCATAGCCCTTCTCAGGAACTCCTCGACCATACCACATAGTAGGCAATATGTCCCAAGCAAAGCCTACAATTGGTCTGTCGCCCATCATGTACGGGTTTTCTTCAGCCTTTAGTATGTGTTCACCGTTAAGTATGACCACAATAGCTTCTACATACTCGGAACTAGCCGGTACTACAGCTTCATCGTCCTGTAATGCAGCTTCAAAGTCTGCAAACGGGTCGTCTTCACCCTTCTCTTTGTCTTGTGTTAGTAATTCTCTAGGAACTAAACCGAAATACTTAGTTATTCTTACTACATTCTCAGGTTGTTGGACTAATCCTTGGTCTTTCTGCTTAACTGAGTAGCCACCACCGGCTACAACTACGTCTTTGTTGTACACGCCCTGATCTTGTAGGATTTGTACTTGATGTACTGGTATGTAGAAGCAATCTGAGCCACAACCTAGGCCATCGTCGATGCTTGTAGCTGCTGGGTCCATACGAAAGTCGGCTGGGTGGATGGGCATAACGTCACATACTACACGCTTAGTGGTTGTCACACCAACTTCGGTGGTTCCGTCTTCGTTCCGTACGCTAGTGGGTACACGTTGTACTATCTCAGACAATACAATCTCAGCAACACCGTTACCGTAGATAGCACCGTTGAGGATAACCTCACTGATGGCTTTTCTAATCTTTCTACGCTTCAGGTCTTCATCTAAAGTCTCACGAAGCAGTGCTACGTCAGCTCGTTCTGAATCGCCTATGTCGTCTGTAACATCAAACAAGCTACCTCTACCGTAGATGGCTTCTTCTACTTCCGCTACTGAAGATTCAACAGCTTGAGAAGTATGAGGTGCAACAACTCGTGATCGTTCACTCTCTCTAGTCTTGTCTTCGGCTTTCCAAGTACCACGCCAGATACGCTCATACTCGAGATGGTTTTGTTTGAAGTTGTTATCATAGAAGTCACCCCAGTCATTCATATGACTCATGACCCATGAAGCTAGACTGTCGCCTACTATTAAATCTGCCATTACGTTAGTATTCCTAAAGGTAGCTCTATCATGTTTCTATTCCCTTTCCAGCTATTCCAACGAGCAGGCACTACCTGAAGATTGAAAGCAGTATGTAGTCCAGAAGCCTTTTTGTGGTTTATAGGGACTATGTGATCTACGGACCATTTAAATCCTGTATGCTCTTTACGCTTTTGCGCTAAGTCTATAGCTTCTTCAAGCACAAACTCATCTAGTTCTAAGATATTGCCTGCTCTTTCTAGTATTTGCATTCTACGCTTATGTGAATATTTAGTTGCTGTTACTTTACGACCAAGATTAGTAAGTTTATTTTGAGCAAGCCACTCGGCTCGTGTTGGTTTTCCTGTTCTTTTTCTACTTCTTTCTCGTTCTTCTTTACGAGTATTAGGATTCAACTTTCTGTACTGTGTAGCGTAAATGGTTTTGCATGTTTTACATATGTTTAAATGCCCATCACTCATACGACTATGTTTACTGTACGACTCTAACGGTTTGTTTGCTTTACATGTTCTACATTCTTTCAAACTAGTAGCCCGATATAGCATCTATCGGCTCCCACTCATAGTTGTCGTACTCGTCCCAGTCAACACCGTATATAGTGTTAACCATCTGGTCGATGTACGCCAGCGCGTCTATCATGTCGTCATGTGTCAGCTTGTCTGGAAACTGGAACAGCTCATCTAAGAACTTTAACGTCCACTCACCCTTGTTCAATCTAATCTTACCGTGCTCGAATCTACCTTCTAAGGCCCATCGAATACGTTGTGTCTTGTTCTGGTTACCGTGTGTCAAGTCTTCTACGTTGAAGTAGTTACCGCGCTGACCCATCAAGTCCTTGAGTGGACTCATGATAGCCTGCTTACTGATACCCTGCTCTATGCCTACGGCTCTAGGCTTGTAACGATCTACTAGGTTAAAGATGTGCTCAGCTGTTTCGTCGGTGGTCCATCTACCTGACTTGATCTGCTGTACCCACCAGCCTGTCTCGTTAACCTTAACAACAGCTATAGCTGAGTTATCTCGATTCCCTTTACTCTTCGAACCAGACACTTCAAAGCCTGCTAAGTCACAGGCTATGTAGTATTCGCCTACATCTGGTTCGTTCTCTTCATAGTGTATCCACTCTTCTTTGAATATCTCTGAGCCAGATGCTTCGAAACTGGCCATGTATTCTTGTCTAAAGGCGTAGGTAGACAGATCTGCTTTAGCTGCCCCTATCTCTTCCTTGTCGATGAATGGGTTATCATACGTGGTGTAGTGCCACGCCTTATAAGATGGATCACCTCCTGAGCTTGCTTTAGAGTACAGTTCAAAGAAATGGTTTCTCCCCATAGGGGTTCCGATGAACATAGCGCCGCCTTTCCTATCAGAGAGTGCTGGGCGAATAATCAAAGACCAGACATCGGGCTTCATATCAGCATACTCATCTAACACTACGTACTGTAGTGAGACACCACGCATGGTATCAGGACGATCACTACCTTTCAAGCTAATCCGACTACCGTTCATCAGTCTAACTTGGAGGTTATTTACATTCTCACCTACTCGTATCTCGGCTGTAGCAGCTAGTATCATCTGCCACATGATGTCTCTAGCCTGTCCCTGAGTTGGTGCTATGTAGAATACGTCACAGTTTGGGTGGTCTAGTGCTTCTGTGATTAGCTTATAACAAGCTAGCCTAGTCTTACCTGTCCGTCTACCTGCTGCTATTACTTTGAATCTAGCTGGGTCTACCCATACTTCTGTTTGCCAGGGTAGGAGCTGGAAGTCTAATGTAATGTCTCCAGACATCTAGTAAACCCATAAGACAGGGGCTGTGTTTCTATCGTCTACGTGTATGAAGTTACCAGCTATGCCTATACCATTAAAGCCCATACGCATTGCTGTGTTGATGATTATGTAGCGTTCTACGCTGTTGGTGACAGCTATATC